GTTCATCTTTGAACCAAACGACAAATTCACACGTGATCGCGTTATCAAGTTGTTCAATGGATTCTTAACAGATATGGTTTCTAAACGTGCCGTATATGACTTCTTGGTAGTTTGTGATGAAACAAACAACACACCAGCAAGAATCGACAGAAACGAATTGTACATTGATATTGCAATTGAGCCAGTTAAGGCAATTGAATTCATCTACATCCCAGTTCGAGTTGTAAATACAGGCGCGATTGCCAATAACACTAAATAACGACAAGGAGAACTGAAAATGGCAGTCGATTTAAGTAAATTTAACGTACCAGGTGGGGCTACTGGCCCTCTGGTACAACCTAAGCTAAGTTATCGCTTTCGTGTCACATTAACCGGTTTTGGTACAGGTGACACATTACAGCTAACAAGCCAGGTAGTCAGTGTTGGTCGTCCAAGTCTAACACACGATGACGTTGTTGTAGATGTTTACAACTCACGTATCAATTTGGCTGGTAAACACAGTTGGGACCCGATTACATTGACCGTTAAGGACGATGTAACCAACGAAGTAGTTCGCGCTATTGGTTCCCAAGTTCAAAAGCAAGTTGACCACGCTAACCAATTTTCTTCAAGATCTGGTAGCGGTTATAAGTTTGAAATGTTAATTGAAAACTTAGATGGTAGCGAAGAAGTGCTAGACACATGGACATTAGGTGGTTGCTACATCCAAAACGTAAACTACGGTGAAAACAACTATTCTACAAGCGACCCACTAAACATCACAATCGCAATTAAGTATGATAATGCTTATCACGAATCGATTTTAGACGGTCAGCAAGGCGGCGGCGACTTAACTACAGGTGGTTAATAAAAGCTCACTTTAATAAAGTGATAAGTAAGAGTAAGCAGAAATGCTTGCCCTTACCAGGAGAAAGACATAAAGGGCGAGAAATCGCCCTTTATCATTGATATGAACTTACTAAAAGTATTAGACCCAAATATTGGGACACAAAAAATATTAAACGGGGTAGAAGTACACCCAGAAAATACACCATTTGGTGATGGGTTCCCTTATCTTAAGTTTGCTTTTGAAGTAAAGTTCACAACTACAGGTGGCGAGTACGGACTTGAAACTACTCCAACATTTATTGCTAAAACTTGTGAGCTACCTCGCTGGACAGCAGATACACAAGTCGTTAACGTTTATAATCACAAAACACTAGTACAAACCAAACTAACATACGAACCTATCACAATGACTTTATACGACCAGACTAACGATGCTGGTGATAAAATGATTTGGGAATGGGTACAAGAACAGTTTGATTCTACCGATGGAAGTAAGGCTGCAAAATTTAAGCCGCTAGAGATTGAGATTAAAATGAAAAATCTTAGTGCTCCAGGAGCACCAGATAAGATATACAGATTAAAGAACGCATATATTGTTGATGCTCAACACGATACACTAGATTACTCTACTAGCGATCCTGTACTATGGTCATTAACTATTCGTTACGAAGATTTAGAAGCTCCTGGTTATCAAGGACCTACACCAACAGTTGGGGCACACATTAAGCCATTGCCAAAGCCACCGGAACCAGTAAAGCCAGCCGAAGGCAAGAAAACACAAAGCAGTAGTTTTACACCAATCACTAACCCGCCTAAAAAAGATGCCGTTAGGGCAAGTGAAGCACCATCCAGTGCTCCAATGTATACAGATCCAATGGGCACAACTGATGGCGCCGCTATTATGAGCGTTGCTGGTACTGCACCCAAGAAAGAAGTGTCGTGGCCAAGTTGGGTTCCTTTCCTAGGCAAGAAAACTCCTAACGGTAATTTAACAAACAACACTGAAGGAACAGTTAAGCCGGTAACAACAACAGGGGGATATAATAGCAATACTGGCACAGATAAAACCGTATCTCCTGCTAGACCACCTGTTAGCCAAAAGACAGCCGACTTTATTGCTAGCCAAGAAAAATCAATTAACCAGGATGCTGGACTGAACCCTGAATATAAGAAAGCGTATATTGATGCACTTAAAAAGTATCCTCCAAGAACTGATTCTGCACAGTCACAGCAAAGTGCAGAACAACGAGCTAGATTAATTGCATTACAAACAGCGCCTCAATATAAGAGTCAATCAAGAGTTGTAGACAATGGTGTAATCATTGATAAAGGTGTAACGAATAATACAGAGCCCTATGTTGCACCAGCAAGAGTTGGTAACACAAATGCCAATGCTAATATTAACGATAAAAAAGGCGATAATATTGTAAGCAGACAAACAGAACGTGAAAACAACATACGAGCGGCACAAAGTGTTAACGATCAAAATGCCGCACAGAAAGCGTATCAAGCAGGTAAGCTAACAAAAGCGCAAGAAGCAGAATACTTTAAAACAGGTAAAGTAACTGGTATCAAAGGTGCTCCTGGCTATGATCCAAATGAAAAGTCGAACTTCTAATGACAACATATAAAGTAATACCACAAGTTGATTTTGATAAAGCAGTACAGCGCATTTTGTCTGTGGGGCTTGCACGTACACCAGCAGAAAATATTGTTCTAGCCTTTTGGAAGGCTAGTCAAGATTTAGGTAAAGATTTTAGAAAACTAATTGAAGATGCCACCTCAACGGGAATGTTAGACGTTGAGCAAGATATATTAGATAGACTAAATGAAAACTTACCTGACACTATAAAATATTATAAAAACGCACCTAAGAAAACATTGCCACTAGCCTTAAGGGAAATGTAATGGCTAAAAATTACGCACAGGGTTTATATACAATTCTGCACCCGGAAAAGTATGTTGGCAAAGGTACACCTAAGTACCGCAGTGGCTGGGAATTAACATTTATGCGTTTTTGTGATAATCACCCTAATGTTGTAAGTTGGGCAAGCGAAAACGTTCGCATACCTTATCGTAATCCCTTTACAGGCAGGGATACATTTTACGTTCCAGACTTCTTTGTGGTATACCAAAAAGATGGTGTTAGAAAAGCTGAACTAGTAGAAATCAAGCCAAAGGGACAGGCTGTAATGGAACTAGCACGTAGTCAGCAAGAAAAAGCCGCAGTAGCACTAAACATGGTCAAGTGGGCGGCAGCTCGTGCTTGGTGTAAGCAAATGGGTGCTACATTTCGTGTATTAACTGAAGAAGATATCTATAATAACACCAATCCGACTAAGAAACGCCGCAAATAATCATAAGTACAGTATGACTAAAAAATTAGAAGAAGTGTTTGGCTTTCCGCCGATTGAGGAGGCTAGCACTACTTTAGACGCACAAGACACTCAAGTTCCTGAAGAAATACAGGAAGAGCTAGATGTTGCCCATGCTACCATTGACATGGCAAATCGTGTTGATATTGCGCTACCTACTGTTACTGATATGGCAACGGCAGAGCGCGAGCTAGACAAATTAGCTAATACTGCACAGGAACAAAGCGAGCGTTTGATGGATTTAGGCTTTAATGTTGACGATAGAAATGCAGGTAAAATCTTTGAAGTTGCGGCACAGCTACTAAAAACAGCAGTTGATGCAAAAACAGCCAAGATTGATAAAAAGCTAAAGATGGTTGAACTACAACTACGCAAAGCAAGAATGGACGCAGATAAGGGTAAAGAAGATCCTAATGTACTTGATGCTAGCGACCAAGGCTTGGTTGGAAACCGCAACGATATTGTTAAAGCTATCCTAAACCGCGTGGGTCAGAATAAATAAGTCATGAGAGGATTTAATTATGCCCACACTATTAGAGTATATTAATCAGTTACAGAAAGAGCATCGCTATCGCATTAAGATGGCCTTTGCCCCTACTGAAAGGCAACTGGAAGTATTAGAGCGCCATATGAAAAAATATGATGCGCTTGAAGTAGGCCGCCCAGAAAAGCTAATGCTACAAGCACAACCAATGGATTTCCCACAATTAGGTGGACATGAAATTGTAATCGTTGATGCAGTAACACGCTTACCTGTAAGTGCGCCTGTGTTAGAAAATGAGCTCCGTACTTTAATGTTTGTTAAAGATGGATTGATTAGAGTGTTTGGTCGAGATGAGCCAATTGAAAAGCAAATCGAAGACGACAGCGAGCCAAATCACGAAGCTAAACTAGGAACAGATTACAGCGATGCTGAAGCTAATCCTGTTAAGGCTGAAGATGCCGCCGGAGACACTTATAACCAGAATTTGTTAAAAGAGCTTGATAAGAATCGCGCCGAAGCAAAGGCTGGAATTGTTAAGGCTGAAAAGAAGTCAGACGCTCCAATGAGTGATCCAACTTGGGAAGGTCCTGCAGATGGAAAGAAAAGTCCATTGAACACAATTAAAAATCCAATGCCAACAGCAAAAGGAATGAAGCGATGAAAACAACTAAAAAATTAAACGAAGGCATTCGCGTAGCCAAAGAAGGCATTGAAGAATGTTGGGATGACATGGGAGGTCAAGGCATGACACAAGGTAATGGCGAACAAATGTCAGTAACAATTTCTATGCCAGGAAAAAATATCAGTGTTACGACAGATAGTGCCGAAGAGATCGGTAGCATTTTACGTTTAGCAGGTATTAACATTGGCGGTGGCGAAACAGGCGTACCAGGCGATGTTGATGGCGACGGTGACCACGATATAGCCGACCACGAAGCTGAAGTAGCTTATGTTGGCGCCGGTAGCGAAGGCGAACCAAGCGTTCCTGCTGAAGTAGAGTTTGGCGGCGAAGAAGGACCGAGCGAAGAAGGTGAAATGGAAGAACCTGGCGAAGAAGGCGAAGAAGAACCTAAAGAAGCAGTTGGTGATACAACAACTACACATAAAGGTGGTACAGTAACACAAACACCAACAGGCTTAAAGCATCAAGCAGGTTCCGGTGTTTATGGTGGTACAGAAACAGACGACGAAGAAGAAGATCGCAAGAAACAAATGGACAAAGAAGTTGAAGAGTCAACTGAAATTGCTCGATTACGTCACCTTGCTGGTTTAGGCGAAGGTAAAAAGCCTGACTTCCTAGACGTTGACAAAGATGGTAACAAAGACGAGCCAATGACAAAAGCCATTGATGACAAAGAGGAAGAAGTTAAGGAAGAGGCTCCTGCAACTGATTCTATGTTCGGTCAAGGTGTATTCGAAGGCGACGGAGAAGCAGAGGCTGCTCGCATTGTAGCACTAGCTGGTCTTGAAGAAGGTCGTTTAATGAACGCTCCTGACGGCACAAGTATGCCAGAACCACAAGAGTATACATTAATTAACAAGCTAGGCAAAGGCGCCGGCCACCGCGACTACGGTCAGAACCGTGCAAACAACCAAGGTGAAAACCCAATGGGTATGCACACAGCTGATATCGACAACGTTGAAGAAGCGTTCCAAGCCGCAATGGGCGAGTACAGAAAGTTTGTTGCTGAAAATATCAGCCGCAAGAAGTAATTAGGAGGCCTTAATGGCTCTCGAAAATACTTTTGTAAAGACACCCTTTCAAGTAGAAAAGTTCACGGACGATCAAGTCCGTGAGCTTGCCTTATGCGCTCAAGATCCTGTTTACTTCATAGACAACCACTGCTGGGTACAACATCCTGTTAAAGGTAAAGTCAAGTTTAAATTATTTGACTATCAAAAAGAATTAATTCACTGCTATCACGAAAATCGTTATAGTATCAACATGCTTGGTCGCCAGATGGGCAAGACTGCATGTGCGGCAGCTTACCTTGTGTGGCGTGCAATGTTCATGCCAGATCAAACTATTCTTATTGCCGCACACAAGTTTGCCGGCGCACAAGAAATTATGCAACGTGTGCGCTACACGTATGAAACATTGCCACACTTTTTAAAAGCTGGTGCTACAAGTTACAACAAAGGTAGCATTGACTTTGATAATGGCTCACGCATTATATCAACTACCACAACAGAAACAACTGCTCGTGGTATGTCACTATCATTAATCTATCTAGACGAGTTTGCGTTCGTTAAACCGCGTATCGCTAGTGAGTTTTGGACTTCTATCTCTCCTACACTATCAACAGGTGGTAAGTGTATTATCACTTCTACGCCTAACCAAGATGATGACCAGTTTGCTCAAATCTGGAAAGAAGCTACAAAGAATGTTGATGAGTATGGCAACACTACTAGATTAGGTCGCAACGGCTTTGCAAGCATCAAGTTTATTTGGAGTGCTCACCCAGATCGTGATGAGGCTTGGGCAACAACTGAGCGTATTAAAATTGGCGAAGAACGATTCCTGCGTGAACACGAATGCGAATTTATTATTGCAGACGAAACGCTCATTAACTCGATGAAGCTAGTTACAATGGAAAGCAGAGATCCATCAGGCAAAATTGGTCAAGTTCGCGTATTCAAATATCCAGAACGTCATGCTGGTTACGTAATTGGTTGGGACCCAAGTTTAGGTACAGGCGGAGACCCGGCAGCTATCCAGGTGTTTAAATTACCCGAGCTAGAACAAATAGCAGAATGGCAACACAATAAAACAGATGTGCAAGGACAGCTTAGAACTCTTGTAGCTATTTTAAAATGGCTAAAAGATGAAACAGATGATACAGCAGAATTATACTGGTCAGTAGAAAACAATACAATTGGTGAAGCCGCTCTTATTAGTATTCGCGAATACGGAGAAGAACACATTCCGGGTACATTTGTACAAGAAATTCGCCGTGCTGGACAAAGCCGAGGCCGTAGGGGATTTAACACTGGACACAAAACTAAGATTACAGCTTGTATGCGTTTAAAGAATTATGTTGAAAGCGATAAGATGACAATTTACAGCCATAACTTATTGCGTGAACTTAAGAACTTTATTGCACGTGGGGCAAGTTTTGCAGCCAAAGATGGAGAAACTGACGATCTAGTTATGGCAACTATATTAGTATTACGTATGGTAGAAGTTGTTATGAGTTGGGACTCAAAAACATACGATAGGCTAGTAAATGCAGGAACAGACGAAATTTTAAGACCTATGCCAATCGGCTTCTTATAACTAAATACAATTATGGCAACAAAAGACGACTTAACAAAAGAAATTTCAGCCGCTGTAGCAGGGGTTAGCCACGACGCCAACTTTAAAGACGAAGATGGTAAAAGTACGCTAGACCAGACACAGGCTGTTTACCAATACCTACCTAAACAAGGGGTAATGGTAATGGTCAATCACGACAACAATGACGTTGAAGTTTGGTTTGATCCAGATAAAACTGACAGAGATTGGTTTATTGAAAAATTTGAACCAATGATTAAGTCAATTGCCCGTCGTTACTTGTATGGTACAACAGTTAGAAGTTACGCTGGCGATATTGCTCCTAAGCAAATGAGCCACAGAACCGACGTACACGAAAGCCGTAATAGTTTAAAGATTAGCTATCACCCATTGGGCAGTACAAAAATTAGAGTAGCACACTCTAAAAGTGTTACAGAAGAAAAACCAGGCGCACGTAGTCGCAACATCAAAGCATTGTTCATTGAAAAAGATGGAGAACGTTTCCGTTTCCCATACAACCATTTGCTTGGTGCTCGTGTAATGGGACTACACGTTGAAAGTGGTGGTAAGCCATGGGATGATGTTGGTGCTAAGATTTTAGAAATCTCTCGTCGTCGCAAAGACATGATGGAACTGCTACGTTGGAGTAAGAAAGTTGAAGGCAACCAACAACTTGATGAAATTCGTAAACGCGGTCAAGATGAAGTTATTATGCTTCGTCGCATGATGGAACGTGCCGCACGTACAGGCGACTTATCTGGTGTAGTTGAATACAAACTTCCTACAAAAGATCCGGTTAGTGAACAGTCCTATGTAAATGAGGCAGTAAACGAACTGGACAATGCGCTAGATAAACTTTTTAGTTAATATGTCTTGGAAAGCAACCGATATACCGGGCTGGATAACTCAAATAGACCTGGCAATATTAACAATAGTTTCTTCTTACGTTCCGCCTAATACAAAATTTATTGAAATAGGATCGTGGGTGGGCCGCTCAACAACTGCAATCGCCGAAGGACTTGATCCATCCATTGAACTTCATGCAGTAGATATTTGGTCCACTGAAACCATACCCCCAAATAAATTAGATCGAAACACCTGTATGGCAACTAGTTATATGCCCTACAACAGTACGATATACAAAAATTATATAGATGCAATTGAAATTGCTAACAATGAAAATAGTTGGCAACCTGCTTTTTCTCATTTTGTAAAAAATTTAAATGTAGTAAAACATTGTTGTTCTAGTAATGATTTTCAAATACCAGAAGATTGGTCGGCAGTTTTTATAGATGGTGATCATTCTACAGAACAGTTACAAACCGACATTGTTAAATTCTTAAGGGATGACTATTTAGATTCAAAGCTAGTTTTTGGGGATGACTACTGCATAAACCATGCTGATACTGTGCCACAGGCTCTTTTGGAATCATTGAATCTTTTTGGTAATATACAAATGTATGCAAAAAGAAGATTCCTTATTCGATTTCCAAAATCCGAATTATGGTTTATGTGGCCGTCAAAAGGTTATTGGTATGAATGCTTACCATCTATATTTGATGAAGTTAATAACGCAGTGGCTAAAATAAGGTCCTTCCCGGTGGAATCTAACGTTAATGAGCGGGCAGAACACCCAACCGCTTATATAAATTCAATCTTACCAAAATCCTAGAAATTCACTGATTTGGCTATTGCTCTTTGATACAAGTCATAAGTACAATACAACACATGCAAAGACAATCTAAGCATGTGTTGTTTGGCTCACTAGAGACTAAAACACTAACATTGGCTAATATATAAAGGAAAAACATTATGGCTTCATTAGCAGAAATCCGCGCTCGACTAGCCGAGCAAGCACAAAAATCCGGTGGTACCCAGCAGGGTTCAGGCGATAACGCAATTTACGCACACTGGAACATCCCCGAAGGTTCATCCGCAACACTACGCTTCTTGCCAGACGGCGACGAAAGCAATACATTCTTCTGGAAAGAACGCCAGATGATTAAGATTGAGTTCCCAGGCGTTAAAGGACAAGATGAATCTAAGAAGGTTACTGTACAAGTACCTTGCGTTGAAATGTGGGGCGAAACTTGCCCAGTTCACGCACAAATACGTCCTTGGTTCAAAGATCCTACAATGGAAGCACTTGGTCGCAAGTACTGGAAAAAGCGTTCTTATGTTTTCCAAGGCTTTGTTGTAAACAGCCCTATGGAAGAACAAAGCACACCGGAAAATCCAATCCGTCGTTTCATCATCAGCCCACAGATCTTTACATTGATCAAGCAAGCATTGATGGATCCTGACATGGAAGAATTGCCAACCGATTACATGCGTGGCACAGACTTCCGTCTTAA